TTTCGGTATTCGTCTCCTTCTTACTGAAGGAGTCATCAAACTTCGTATATAGATTGAAAAGAGCCTCGCCCGTATCGGTGTCGAAACGACTGAGACTCAACTTGATCGCAGTCTCCTTGCAACCGAAGATCGCATAAGCCTTGCAGATGTCCACCAGACGGCGGGTGCTGATCACCTCATCGTTGGCTCCCTTGGCAAATCCCTCTCGCGTAGCGGCACCCCAAGTGACGAGGTTGTCCATGAACTTCTCATTACAGACACGCTGTCCTGTCTTGCCGAAGAATTCGAGGTTGTTGCACATGGTCATGAGAATCTTCTTTTCGGTCGCCTTCGGTGCATATTCCTGCTCAAAACAGAACGAGATACGATCAAGGAACGCCTCGCTCTGGACATTTGTACCAATGAAACGACCGTCATCAGAGCCCTTGCCCTTGGTGTTCGCGGTCAGGAAGATGCAGAATCCCGGGGCGGGACGGACCATGCGATTTGCCTTCTTGAGGAACACTCCCTTACCTTCAAGTACAGGCTGCAAGCACATGATCTTGGGGGAGCCCAGATCAAACTCATCGAGAAGAAGCACGGAGCCTCTTTCCATGGCTTGGATCACAGGTCCGTCCTGCCACACGGTTTCCCCATTGACGAGTCGGAACCCACCGAAGAGGTCATCCTCATCGGTATCGGTGGTGATGTTCACGCGATACAACTCGCGTCCCATCTTTGCACACACCTGTTCAATCATGGTAGTCTTGCCGTTGCCAGAGAGTCCGGTAACAAGAGTGGGAGTGAATAGTCCACTCTGGAGTACAGACTGAATGGCACGGAAATGACCCCACGGAACATAGTTGGGATCGATATCGGGAATGGACTTGTTAGTACGATGAATGTTGTCGTTGTTGTTGCTCATGCCCACATTGTAGCACGCCCCATCATGGCTTGCAAGAGTGCTGGAAAGAATCTGAAAAGATTGTTTTTAAGTCATGTGCTTGACAAGATTTAACGGCATGGTACAATGGATGCATGAGCAACATCAATCAGAACTCGAAGAGCATCTTCGCTCGCCTTCTTGCGACTGAAGACATTACCGTCGTTCACACCCCCACTGTTCAGACCGCTTCCTTTGATCTTGCATCACGCACGATGCATCTTCCCGTATGGAAGGACATGGACCACCATCTGTATGACATGCTGATCGCCCATGAGGTTGGTCATGCAATTTACACCCCGAATGACAAGAACGGCTGGGAGGACAGTTCCAAGAAGATCTGTCCTGAGAATCCGGCTATCGGTCAGATGTATCTCAACATCGTTGAGGATGCTCGCATCGAGCGACTGATCCAGAAGAAGTATCCGGGTTCAAAGAAGGACTTCTGGTTCGGTTATGAGGACCTGTTCGATCGTGATATCTTTGATCTCAAGGACAAGGATCCGAAGGAACTGAATCTTCTCGATCGCCTGAATCTCAAGTTCAAGGTCGGTCCCTTTGTTGATGTCGGCGAATTTGCTCCTGAAGAGCAAGTGTTCGTGAATCGCATGGAAACGGCTGAGACTTGGGATGATGTTGTGGCTGTCGCCACTGATCTCTATTCCTTCATGGCTCAACAGGCTGAGAAGGAAGAAGAATCTGATGCGTCGATCGAATATGGAGAAGACGGTGAGAAGACGGAAGATTCTCAGGAATCTGAGTCTTCTGCGCCTGCTCCGAAGAACGAAGGAGAGGGTAACAATTCTTCTTCTCAGCAGCCTGTTGCTTCTCAGGAGACCAGTTCTGAAACCACCCCGAAGGTTGTTGAGGGATCCGGTACGATCTCTGCATCTCCTGTTGCCACTAACATTCCGATTCCGAACACCCAGAAGAGCCTTGAGGAAAATCTTCAGAAGGTTTTCGTTGACGAAAAGGCAAAGACCGTCAAGTCTTGTCTTATTCCTGAGCCGAAGATCGAGAACATCGTGCTTTCGCAAACTGCTATTCTCAATCTGTTGAATCAACATTTCGCCGATCAGTTCCTGTGTACTGAACACGGCAGGAATTATTACAACAACAAGAAGAATCTTGTTGAGAATATCGTGCGTGAATTCCAGAAGGCTTCCAAGCCCTCCGTTGATCTGCTCTGCAAGCAGTTTGAGATGAAGAAGGCTGCGGATGTTCACAAGCGTACTTCGGTGCGTCGTACTGGTCTTTTGAACATGGACCGTCTGCATCAATACAAGATGACCGATAACATCTTCCTTTCTCGTAACACGACGAAGGAAGGGAAGAATCACGGTCTGGTCATGTTCCTTGACTGGTCCGGTTCCATGGGTAATGTTCTTGCCGATACGATTCGTCAGATGATGGTCATGATGGCTTTCTGCCGTCGTTGCAACATTCCTTACGAAATCTATGCGTTCTCGAATCGTCATCCGATTTTGAATTGGGATAATGGTTTTTCTGATTTTGATTCTTGCATGGAGCATCTGTGGCACATGCCTCGTAAGGATATGCCTTACTTGTCTTTCCGCAAGTTGTGTCTATTCAATCTTTTCAGCTCGTCTACCGACAAGCACAAGGAATTTGAGATGCTTGTTCACTGTATGGGCTATGCTCTTGGCTATGAGCGTGATGGGACAGGATACGGCAAGCCTCATTACATGGACATGATTCCCGGTTGGTTCACCCTAAATTCGACTCCGCTTGAGGAAACTTTTGGGTGCATTCCTGCTCTCCATGAGCAGTTCGTCAAGAAGTATGGTCGCCAGATCAATCACACCGTGATTCTTACTGATGGTGAAGGTGATGGTGCTGGTAGTGAATATTGCCATAATATTATGGACCCGAAGACCCGTGCTCGTTATGACACGACCACCGACCATAAGATTGGTCTCCGTGTGGTTTGCGCAAGGACGCAGGCTCTGGTGGATTGGGTAAAGGATCGCACCAGTTCTCGTATCGTGTGCATGCAACTTTATCCTCGCCAAGGATCTACTCATTATGTGTTTGAGTATGGAACCGGTATCGATCGCAGGGCTGAATTGGAGAAGAAGAACAACAGCCAGTGGAACAAGGAGAACTACATCGAGGTTCCCAACGATCTCCATGCGTTTGATTCATATTTTATTGTCAAGGCAAAGAATGCGGTTGTGACCGACGATTTCGAGGAAATTGACACCACGAACATGACCCCGACCAAGATCAAGACCAGTTTCATCAAGCACCAAAAGAAGAAGTTCATGAGTCGGTACATGATTAACCGGTTCGTGGAAATGATCGCGGCTTGACAAATAACCCCCCGCAAGGGGGGTTTATAAATAATAGGGTATGAAAAGATTCCAAACTTATCTTCAAGAAGCAAACGCAATTGACACCATGCAGGGTGTCTTGGATGTTGCAACATTAGGCGGTTCATTCGTTCCCGGATTAAATCTGGCAAGTGCTGCTGCGCAATCGGTAAATGCCGGAATAGATGTCGCTCAAGGTCAATATGGAGAGGCTGGAATGAGGGCTGGAATGGCAGCATTAAGTGCAATTCCTTTTGGAAGAGCAGCAGGAGCAGCAGCTAAAGCAGGAAAAGCCGCAGAAACGGCAACTAAATTAGGAAAAGTCGCTAGAGCCGCAAAAGTTGCAGGAGCTATCGCAACTACAGTCGGTCCACCAGCACTGAAATGGGCTGCAAATAAATTAATGGCTGGTCAAGACATGCCGGGTCCGGGTGTAGAGGGAGGAATCGGCGGAAATGTTGGATATGTGAGTTCTCTTGCAGGTAAGAAATTTGATATAGTCGATGTCCCCAAATCGTTAATTCATGATGTAGTTTACAGGTAAAAATATGCCTCAATATGATTTTAATTGTACAAAATGCGAAAAAAAGTGGTCAGAATTTCTTTCCATAAGCAATAGAGATAAACCACTTGAAAATCCATGTCCGCATTGTTCGGCTGAAAAGTGCGTGGAAAAAGACTGGATGGGAACAAATCTTGCCATTGCCAGCGATGCTACTCTGACTGCAAACAAAGCAACAGGCGGTCGGTGGAATGAGCTAATGGCAAAGATGAAGTCTGGTTTGCCAGAAAGATATGCAAGAAAACTGGATAAACCTAATAATATGACAGGAAGAAGATGGAAGGGATAATTTCTCTTTCGTATAAATAAAAATACAACAGGAGTCTTAAATGAAAACCAGACAATTCACCAGTCTAAAAGAAGCAGTTCTCGCCGTTCAAGGCAAAAAGCAAGGTACTCTCACCGAAAGTGTCGAGGCACCTGCTCAAGTTCAAGCAGAGCAGACTCAAGTCCCTGCTGAACTCGTAGAATATATCACCTCCGTAATCTGCGAAGCTGAGAATAAGCTCAATGCTAAATTCAGCCCAGAAGAGATCACCGAAACCACCGGATACATTCTTGGTCAACTTCAAGTCCAAGCTTTGATCGAAAGCATCCAAGAGAAAGTTGGTTTTGAGCTGAACGAGAGCGAAATTCAGTATGTTCTCGAAAATCTCAACGAAACTGAGTGATGAATAAAAGACAAGAAACAATTCATCGAATTGTCACTGAGTCTTTACTTCTCGAAAAGAAGAAAAAGCCATCTCTTGGTAAAAGACTTGCTCGCGGTGCTCTAGGATTTGCAGTGAATAAAATAGCTCTCCCGGTTATTTACGCTGGAATAGACCGAGAAACAGTTTATGGTATGGGTGGTAATGCTCCTGTAGTTGGTGAATATAGCGGACCTCAATCCCAGAAAATATAATGTTATCTGGAGTTTCTTCTGATTTCATAAGTTCTGTATCAGAATTTGTGAATCAAAACAACAAACCTTTGAGCGTGACACTCATTTCAGATGGGATGTCGCGCTCTTTTTACAATGTTTTGGGATTTGAGCAGATGGATAACCTAATGACCGGTGTCGGTTTCTATAAGATGAAAAAGGTTGGAGGCATAGACACATTCTTTTCCACAGAAAATTCTGTAGGGATTGAAGCCATCGCGGATCTTGGTCTGAATAATTTCGTATCTTCTGCGATATCTTCCGGGATTTTGAATCTAATTCCGAACAGCAGAACATTGGATGAGGGTGAGGCATTTGCCGTCAAGATGCCGGAGAATCATGTATCTTCGGTCTTTTTCGGTATGAACCCGACCAGACCGGGATACATAATTGATACAGGAGATGATCCAGACGATATCTTCGAGTTGGATGAAAATCGCGGAAACATGATCGTTTATGTTAATGAACTCTCGGTAGGATCTGATCTTTATTACCACTTCTTTCCGCAAGATGGATTCTACATGAGAAATACAGGTATATACGGTCTTGGTGTCGAGATAGCCAAGCGAGAGAATCTGTCAGATGATGTGATCATGATATAATGAAACAAAAAACATTTAAGCATATTGACGAAAAATTAAAAGCAGAACTCCTCTCCGAAGAGAACGATTCGGGAAGATATTATGTCACACCCGAGGGCAAATACCCCAGCGTGACAACCGTGACCGGATGGGAGAAGAGAAAGTTCTTTGCTGAATGGCGTAAAAACAACCCAGAAGAAGCAAAGAGAACCGTCAATCGTGGAAATAAACTTCACGCTTTGATTGAGCGTTATTTGAATAACGAAGTTCTGGATAAAAAAGAAATAGATCCATTCACTCTTGATCTTTTCTTGCAGATGAAGAAGGATGTGGATCGTATTGATAATATCCACGCACTTGAAACACCTCTCTATTCCAAACTCCTGAAGCTCGCAGGCAGGGTAGACTGCATCGCAGAATTCGATGGGCAGCTGGCGATCATAGACTTCAAGGGTAGCACCAAGGCAAAAAGAAAAGAAGATATTGATAATTACTTCATGCAGGCTACTGCGTATTCTATCATGTGGAAAGAGAGAACAGGTGTACCGATCAAGAAGCTTGTGATTCTCATTTCATCAGAAGATGGTGGACCGCAGATTTTTGAGGCAGATCCGGTAGAACATGTACCAAACTTGAAAAATGCCATAGAGAAATACGAAAGGGAGACCAGTGCGACAGTTTGACATAAGAAATGTGAACAGAGCCAATTCTTTTGAGTGGTCTCGTTGCAACAACGATGCAAAGGCTTCCTTTTGGAGAAATTGGGTTTGTAAAACATATGGCGGAACTTTTTCTCAATCAAGGATGGGTAAAACATTGGTTTGGGAATGGAAAGAACCGCCAGAAGATGAACTTGTCAAATGGATCTTTACAGACCCAGAAGGAAATGAGCATAGGGTGAACAACTTCAAGGGATTTTGTACTGAACATGGGTTGGATGATGCTCGTATGTACAATACATACACTGGATCGAGAAAAACACACAAAGGATGGAAAGCAACCCGTCTTTATGGTGTGGAGGGAAGAAAAAATCCAAGAGATTTTGGAAGAAATCTGCCTCCTCCTGCTAGATCCTGACCCAACAACCAGAACCGCTTAAAATACAACCGGTTCAAGCCAAGTCCCCCCAGGAACTTGGCAATTATCTTTAAATACATAACAATATGGAAAAATATCTCCCGGAATGGTTCAACGAAAAAGAATTCGAGAGCTTTTTGGCTGAAGGTCCCCTTACGCGACAGGCATGGATCAGAGGACTGAAAAGATGGAGAAGAACCAAGTTTGTCCTTCGAAACCTCGTCGGACAGACTCCTATGAAATATATTTCTAGGGCAATGAAATCGAAACATGCTATAATGGCGAGGACTGCTATGCAAAATGCCAGAGACATTCAATCGGCACAGGACAAGGAAGAGGCGGAAGATGCCAGAAGAAACTTCATTCGCCAAGAACAGGTCAATGTCGATTTCGATAATCTTCTTTCCGAAAAGTTAAACTCTGGTTCAAACAGATCAGTCCATCTAGGATTGCGACCATCTGCAAATGAAAGAGCCACCATGAGAAATTTGACCGGCGATCCAAAAGTTCAAGCAAAACTCAAGAAGCGTGAACAAAGAAAAGATGAAGCTCGCTATAGTACCGAATCTTTTATTTTGGATGAGCAAGAACGAAATGTTCGTGCCCCAGACATGAAACCGGAAGAGAAGCCAAAAGGCCAAAAGAAACCCGCAAAAAATCAACAAAAGAGAAAAGAAACCAAACAAGAAGCAAAAGAAACACCCACTCAGCTTGCAGGCAGAGGAAATGTTTCGAAAGCCATCGTTGTTCGTGGTAAAGACAAAAAAATTCGCATCATCTCTGTTTCGAGTTTCGATTCAAAAGTTCACACCAGAGTCTACCCCCAAAACAAGGATGACAAGCCGACCAGAGCCGGTCTGCAAAGATTCCTTGGGGAAAAGGACTTCGCTGGTTCTTTGATGGCATCTAAAATCTTCCCGAAAGATGATCGAGCAAAGCCGGAGAGAAAAGCTTCTCCGAAGAAGGTGAAAAAAGCAGCCAGAAGAATCGCTAGAAAGGCTGCTGAGAAAAAAATGTCTCCTGACATTCCTCAGCCGTGGGAATTGACCCCACCCGATCCAGATGCTGTTATGCGTCAGGGACCGAAACCAAAAGCGAAGCAGGCAGAAGAATCCATCATGCTTTCTCAATTGATGATGGACCCCAAACTCAGCAAGAAATTGTATGAGATGGGTTTTACTACTGAAGACCGTATGAAAATATTGAACCAAATGGTTCAAGAAAATCCTGCTTTGCTGAGACTTGGCGAAGATGCAAGAAGGGAAATGATCTCTCTCGCTGCCCAAGGAAATCAGTATTTACAGGGCAAAAAACTCATAGCTCTTTCAACATCAGGAAAAAGAGGATGTATTGCGCTGAGTGAAGAATATGCCGCATCAGGTGCAACCGACAATACCCCAAGAGCAGATATCATAATTGTGGCAGAAACGGATCTCGAAGGAGCCATCAATTATCTGAATGGGACTAATTGTGATAAACTAAAAGGTGATCTGGGTGACAAAATTTTTGGTTTCTCCTACAAGAAAGGCAGAGCGCAACTTGCTTCTTCTCAAGCAGCAGAAACCTTAGCCACACTCGCTACAGTTCAGGATTTGGTTAAAGAAGTAAATGATGGAGAAGTGCCAAGAGAAATGCAAGTTGTTCTTGATGATATCATTCAAGAAGTGAAAAGACTTCAGGCTCTTGCGAAAGCACATGGTGGATCGGAATCTGGCGGCACAGTAACCGTAGCAGATCCCCAGATGACCATGACTGCGTTGAAGAAGATGAGTGAAAAGCAAGTCTCAGATTACGATGTCAAGATGAAATTGGCTGGACAGTTGACCGCACAGAATGCACAACAGTTCTTGTCTGGGTCAAAGACAATCAAGGAAAATATTCAAAAACATCTTGAAACTCTGATGTCTCAGAGATTATTCAAGAGTGCTCTTGTGTATGCACAAGCAACAGGAAATAATAAGTTTGCCAAAGGTTCTATGGGCAGAGCTCAAGGACTTTTCATGGCAGATTCAAATGGTGAATTCCTTGATACCATAATGCTTCCGCCCACATTCAAAGAAGCATTGGAATCGGAAAAATTCCAAGAACTCGAAACCGTCCAAAACATCAATGTAAGAGGAAAATCTAGATCAGCGATGGGAGGACAGGGAATAGAAATGACTCCTGTCGCAATGAGAACTGAGACTTTTCTGAATGATGAACTTGATAATTTGTTCGAATATACATTCCTCCCTGCAGATATCAATATCGTTACGATGTCCCAGACCATTCCTGATCAAGTTCAAGCAGAAAATAGTCCAATGATGGGATTTGCATCGTTCACAAATGCAAGTGACAAGCAAGACGAATTCTTGAACAGAGACACAGTTCTTTCATTGCTTGCTGCTGCTGGGGTGGTGGAATCGATAGACTTTGACATCGTGGATTTCGAAGAGCTTGGACTCAGAACAAGGTCATTGGGTAGCCCGATCATCAATAAAGTCAGCGTGAATGGAGTAGACTTTGAGATTCCCGTGGTAAATCCAGGAATGGATGAATCATTCATCAGTCAATACGAAAATCTCAACGACACGGTTGTGAATCTGGTCGAAAGCGGTATGGGATACGAGCAGGCATATGCCCTACTCCAAGAGGGCATCGAAGAAATTCTATCTGAGAAGGCGAGAGATTACAAAAGGGAATACCAATTATTCCATTCAAAACCTCTTCAGAGGAAAAAAAGAAGCAGAAGGGTGCTAGCCAGACGCAAAATGGCAAAAAAGCTAGGTAAGAAAGCCATCAAGGACAAAGACATTGACCATAAGGATGGGAATGCACTGAATAATGGTGATTCCAATTTAAGAGTAAGATCCATAAATAAAAACCGAGCCGACAACGGGCATTCTAAGAAAATACAGGAGATGTGGGGAGCAGGTCTGGAGGGTTCGTGGGAACTCACTCAAAAATGGTTAAGAGAGACACCCGGACAACTAGGACTTATCGACCCCAAACTTCTAAAAATTCTTATGGGAAACAAAGGAAAAAGCAGATGAACGATAAACCAAAATGTGGCTGCGAAAAATGCAAGAAGTATCGAAAAATGGCAGGAATAGCCGAATGCTTCGAAAACAAGGCTAATGCCTTGGGCATCTTTGAAGCCTATACTTTTCAAAAGAACAAGCCTTTTAAAGTGACATTCAATGAAGATATTAATGTCACTTGGAATTCCGTTTCCGAGGAAAAGGATATGACCTCTCCTGAAAAGAAAGAAAGAGAGAGAATAGTCAAGGGAATGAAAAAGGAAAACGGAAAAGACTTTGAAAAAAGATATCCGGGTCGCGGCAAGGAAGTGATGTATGCCACTGCCACCAAATTAGCGATGGAAGAAACAGAAATGACCGAAAAGGATCTTGAACAAAAAGATCAGTACATGAACATTCTCAAGGCCAAAATGCCTGAGTTCACAAAAAGATACGGTAAGAAAGCCCGTGATGTCATGGGTGGAGTTGCCGCCAAACTAGCAATCAGAAAACCCGATTAAAAAGGAATCTCTATGCAAACAGTCATCGGAGAAGCGTCAGATATTCAGTTTTTAGATAATATCGGCGGTCTACTTGGTATCATGGCTGTGATTTTAGGGGGGACAGTAACCCTCTTTACAATGCTTGGAAAGATTCGTACTGAAATAGCGGAAATCAGGGTCGAACTGCAAAAAGACAGGGCTCATATGGAATCCAGAATCACTTCTCTGGAAAATTCCGTAAGAAACATAAAGGCACAGTTGAACACGATTTTATTTTCTCTTGCGAGGAACAGAATCAATCTTGAAGATGTCCACATTGACGATGATAAATAATCACAAGAGGTATCAATGAAACGATTTTATCAATTAAAGCAAAACCTAGTCGAATCCGAATACGCAGACGGTGGTGGTTTTAACGCAGCTTATGACGGAACCACCAGCAGATCCGCAGCCAGCGATTATGGTATTCATCGCATAGAGAACGAAACCCAAAGAAATAGACTTAACGCATTCCTGCAAACCTTTGCCCAGAAGGATTATCTTGATCCTCGTTCGGCATTGGCTCTCCTTCGTGCAAAGATCAATCTTGCCGGTCTGGACTTCCAATTCAATCCGAATGTCCCGATTTTGACCGATGCCGAGATTCGATTCCCAATGACAAGATTCGGTGGTACTTTCGGAACTAGTCCGACCCACGATCTATCCAAGGGCTTCCTTGAAACTGATGGTATCTCAGATGCCACCGGTGGCATGGGCTTGGATCTTGTTCTTACTATTGTTCGAAATGGGGCCAATGGTCTCTTCAAATTCAATATTCGAATGGAAGAGGTCGCAAGGGGAGGCGAAGAAGATTAATTGTGAATCATCGGGAGCCTTTGACGCAGGATAATTTCCTGCTTTTTGCCATGAAATTCTATGATAATCCTGCATGCAAAGGCATGGAGGAATTCATGGAAGATTTGGAACGAATCAAATACATAAAAAGGCTCCTCAATAAGTTTGAAAAAAAGGATTCTCTGAAAGAACGGCTGATATTAAATCATATAATAATATTGAATAATGTTTTCGGTGCTGAAGCCTGTTCGAGAATCCTTTTCTTCAAACTAGAACCGGAATATCATTCATGTCTGAAATCATTCCTCAAATACCTTCAGATTCTTCCACACAAAATTCCGGAAACAGACTTAGATTCGATACCTTCGGATCACAGGGTGGACATGATTCTCAGGTCAATTCGCTGAACGAATCCTTTGCCGGGATCGTAACCTCCTTCACTGTTTACAAGTTAATGTCTGAGGTCATCAAGCCGTTCACGGCTATGAAAGCGTATCAAGCCGGTCTAATCGATGCAAACGGTAATCTTCTCAAAACAGAAGCGGAACTGGTTGGACAGGAAAAGTCTATATTGACTCCTTTCGTTCGACTAGTCATCGGAATCAAAAGATTAGTTCAAGCTCTGCCCGCAAACCGTCTCAAAGCGGATTTTGGTTATATCCAGACTGCGGCAAGAGCCATGGCGTTTGAGTGTGCCGAAGTGGGTGGAGATCAAGAACTCTTCCTAGAGGAGCTTCAGAAGTCTCTGGATGTCCTTTTAGAAGAAGGGGAGGCTGCGGCAAGCGGTCCCGGGAACGCTATTGGAGGGGGATTCCTCAATCCACAGGTCGGTGAACCCAACCCTGCTTTGGCTGGATTCAGTCCCCCCATGGCTTTACTCAGAAGAAAAATAAAGAAAGTGAAAAAATGAGAAACCTTTTAATTTCGTTTTTGTTGTTTATTGTTCTTGCTTCATGCAAATCCGCACCAAATACCCTTCCTGTTACTCCGATCGGAACGACCACCCCTCCCCATTTACAAGCCGTCCTTGAGGATATTCGAGAAGAATCAGATTCCATAGACCAAGATGCAAAGGTGATAATCGAGGAAACTAAAGCCATTCCTGATGTAAAAGTGGCAGGAAATATCAATTCAAAAGCAGAAAATATTATAGAATCTTCAGATTCAATTAAGAAAGAAAATGCAAAATTGGCTGTCGTAATTGATGAAGTAAAAAAGAATGAGGATGAACTGGCGAAATTGAAAGATCTCATCAATTCAAACCGTCTTCAAGCACTTGAAAAGCTTTACGGTTATGTTACCATGTTTTGGGTCCTTGGATTTGCCGCAATCGTGGGGGGAGCGGTAGTTGCTTTTTTATTAGGAAATCGAATTTTTGGCTCTTCGATCATGATGATTGGAATAATGATGGTAGGATTCGCTGCAGCAAGCCAATATTATATGGAAGAAATCGCAAAGGTAGGCGGTATAATTTTAGTGATTTCGTTCATTGGAGGGATCGCCTATTTGATATGGGGAATTTACAGGGCAAACACCGTATCTCTCGCGGTAAAAGAAATAGTCGAAATGATGGAAATTCTCAAGGAAACGATGACAGACGACGAAAAAGAAAGAATATTCGGCGAAAAGGGTCTGGCATCTCGACTACAGTCAGAGATAACTCAAAAAGTGGTAGCCAAAATAAAAGAAAAAAACGGGCTAAGAAAACTTGAGGATATCAAACCTCAGTCTTGATCTTCTCGTAAAGATACTTGCAGACATAATAAGAGTCCACAATATCTGATACCGGACTAACACACTCTTTTCTTCCGGGTGTGAAATAAAACATCAAATCAACGCCGGTTTCTCTGTAAAAGGCAGCATGCATTTCGTCTTTGGTGGCGTTTCCTTTTCCGGTAGCCAGTTTTTTGACGGCTGAGGGCTGTGCGATTTCTAGGGGAGTTTGAGTCTGGAAAATCTTGTATTTTAAAATACCTGTATTTTCGGCGATGTGGAAAACCTTACCCTTGGCCCCGAAAGCGTATCCTTCTATGCAAATCTGATCGATTCCCCTCAAATACTTCATCGCCCAGTCTGAAATCGTATCAAATCTCATGTAATCGCCGCTGTAGTACGCAAATTCCTCACCTTTGATGTTCTTGAGAATCGGCTCTGTGTACTTTTTTCGATCTGTCAGGTAATAAAAGCGACAGTGATTGTAGTTGAAACCCCCGGTCGTACCATTGAATACACAGATAGCCGGGCATGTCATGCTATAATCTATACCAGCGATCACCATACCATTATGTATTGCAGTATAAATAAATCCGAAGGTAAAGATATGTCAATAAGCGATCTAAACAAAGAATACTTAAAATTTACTAAACAAGAAGCCTCCAATTGGCATTTTTATCTCGGTGGAGACCCAGCATTGACAAGCAATGTTAGTCCCACTACTTTCGATTGGGGCACGGATGTAAACCTTCTCTACAAAGTCAGAGAAAGCGATGTCAATTTCGTGACCGATCGTCTTGATTGGACTCCGAGGCTGGCTGCTACTCCATGGAGTCCGGATACGAGTGAAGATGTCAAGACTCTTGTTTTCAATCCAGTAAACAGCATAGCATATCTTTGTGTAAGTGACAATTCAGAAAATAGATCAGATTCCTCGATAAGAGGAAAAAATCCTTCTCTATATGTTCCGTCACATAGAAATGGATTGCAATCCTACGCTGATGGTTACAGTTGGTTTGCATTGTTTGTCGTTGATCCACAGAAACTTGAGATTATAACATCATCTAAGATTCCTGTGATGTCCATAGATGATTTTACCACCGATATTACCAACACTTCCCTGACACAAAAATATTCACAAATCTGTGGTGCTGGCTATACAGCCATGGGAACTTGTTGCTTGTATGCCAAAACTGAATCTAAAGATGCTCTTGGTATAACGACAGGAAAGGGCGACTTGACTTATGTCAAGGTTGCCACAAATTGTTATCGTTGCACCGAACTCGCCCAGCAATTAGATTATGAATATGTTTTCAAGAGTGGCGTGACATCATTCGCACCATATCCTACATGTGCTCCGTGTGATTGTTCTATAGAAATTGTTGATAAGATATCTGAAGTTGCTGCTAATATTAACAACTTGAATCCATATGGATTCTATGCCCACATTTATGCCAATTATCAGGGCTGGGAAGATCCTTCTGAAATCTTATCTGTGTTCATAAATCTGGAAGGATTGACCGATGAACAGACAATCATCAGCTCAGGAAATCCAAAAGTAACATTTGACAGCGTAACCGGTGAAGATGCAGAAGCCGAACTTATAACCGATTATCTCGGAGAAAACAGATACAGAGTTCGTGGAATTTCTCTCCTCAAGAGAGGACGAAATTATAGAAATGGTGATGCGATCCCAAAGATAACCGGATTCGAAAACAGTATTCTTAATTCGAGAATAGTGGCGAATGTCGCACCGGAAGATTTCCCAGAAAATCCCGTTTCAATGTTGAACAACCTAGAGACATGCGTCAAGGTGACGATCACAAACAGAATGATCGAGGACAGCAACACGAATATCAGAAACTTCACGAAGTATGGGCTAATCAAAGATGTGGTTCTGGATTCAACAAATACAAAGGCATCTGATGGATTAAATAAGAACGAATATCAGTTCTTGCGAACAACATCTATATTGACATTGGGTGCGACATCCATAGGAACAGCCACAGAAGCAATTTAATCGGAGTCAACAATGGCAGCACCAAATCCATCATTAGATCCAAGTATGATTGTCGATAAGAATAGCAATTTATCGACATCTGAATCTAGAATATCGACAAAAACTGCGTACTTCAAATATGGTGTGGGTGCATCGGCAGATCAAGCTTTGATGGAAGTAATAACTAAAGATTCTGCTGGATTGACCTTGAATGATGAAATTCCTGTATCCGACGAAACTGCATATTTTATTCAAGCAATAGATAAAACTCCAGTTAAATTTGCTACTGGTGTCCCGCTAGTTTCACAGAACACAAATATAAAATTCCCAAGACCAGAAGTAAAAAACATAACACCAGAAAAGGTAGTAACTTTCTTGATCTTCAAGAAATGAGGTATAAATGTCAGGATTTCCATTCACATTAGGACCATTAGGAAGCATTTTCCCGCTCTCGGGAAATCCGTATTGGAGCAGAACGACAATTGCGGAAATCCAAACCGCACCAGCAAAGAATTATTTCCTCATGGCATTCAAGCCAGGACTTCCTCTTCAGGCATCGGAACTAAACGAGATGCAAGAAGTGGCGTGCATGCAGAGCACATTGACATCAACAATGATGGCATCTTGGCCAGTGTATCTTCCTAGCCATACTGGATCAAATCCGATCTATGGTCCGGGATGGAATGGAACCACGCCTCTTTATCCTGAATTTGATCAACAAAACACAACCACAAATATGGTTGGAATTTCAGCAGGATTTTCTGGTTCTACTCCTGTGAATAGAATTCTGGTCAAAAGGGGTTGGTATCTGATGACAATAAAATCCAGTGCCTTGAAACACTGGATCTATCTCAATAATGACTATGCTGTGAATGTTCCGTCTGACACCAGCAACACCTATTATCTCGGATTTACTGCTTCATACGACATAGTTAAACCATCAGAAGATCCAGCACTGTATGACAATTCCAGCGGAACCACGATCATTGTTGGGGCTCCTGCCGGAGCAGACAGGATAACTGTTAATATCTCTGCTCCATTCTGGACTACGGATAAAAATTCTGCAGATTTTAGTGCTATGATAAAGAAACTAGATACAGATGGGGAAATTCTTTACATGAACAATGTCCCCGTACCCGGAGAATGATATAAATGTCCGCATTTCAATCGATAACACCCCTTGGAACAACAGCATCATTCTATGATTGGTTCAATTCATACAATACGAATGCTGTAGGTAAATTGAATAGCATTTATATCTCAAGACCATACAATGGCGATGGTATCACTCTAGATTACAATAGCACCTCTGGTGGTTATACCTTTGCTTTCTCTGGTGATGTAACAAGAAATACTACTTTCCGTGGAAATGTGACTGTAGAAGGAATACTCACCAGTGCATCGTCTCAATTCGCAGGAGTTGCTTTCGGAATTTCAGGAAATTATCTTTCTGCAGGAGTCACTGTAGGAAAAGTTGTAAGAGTAACTTCATCCGGAGGATTGACCCTCGCAATTGGCAATACGGCTACTGGAGCCGAAGTTCTTGGAATTGCATTGTCTACGACTACAAGTGAAACGGTAGTTGCAGTCGCAGGAAAAATTTCCGGGTCCACTTTGGCAAATAATCTAATTTCAGGTGGATTCTCCGCAGGATGCGTTTACTTCCTAGACCCCACTGTGGCTGGAGGTATCACTAGAGTAGAACCAACAGCGATTGGGCATGTTTCAAAACCTATTATTTTAGGACTCAGTAATACAGAAGCAGCAATCCTCCCATATAGAGGACAACTAATCAACGGTATTTGTGGTTCGAGTGGTGAACTTCAATTCAATTCGACTTTGTATGTCACTCTCCTATCGGAAGGCGAAACCGAAAGTAATTTCGGTCTTCGTCCGGGAACCGTGATTGCGACCGACACAGGTGCTTTTAGTGGCAATTATTATGATAGTCTCGGTGGAAATGTGTATTTTAAAGCAACCAGTTCCACGCCTCCTGAAAAAATTCTCGGTGTTGTTGGGTCGTATGTCGGATCTTATAATGCAACATTAGGTCAACCGGTTGTATTGAAAGTGTACCCAAGTGGTTCGGTGATATCGTCTGTGACTTCACTGAACAACTGGAGTGGATTTAACAGTGGAGTCATTTACCTTAATTCGTCCGGTCTTCCTACCACTTCACAAACAACAGAAAAACTCACCATAGGAAATGTCTCAAATGGCGATCTTGTGGTGAATATAGACATTCCAACACAGACGATATATTCATTCGTTGGCTCTGGCGGAGGTGCTGGTTCTAAAAATATTCTTATAAACGGTTCACTTGATTTCTGGCAAAGAGGAATAGGTGTTACCACTTCATATGGCATAACCACTGGAACCGGGGAAGTCAAGAAACAATATCTTGCAGATAAATGGGTAATGTGGGCAGATCCAAGAACACTGGGATACACCGCCACCCGTGGACTCTTTACCGATATTCAAATTGAAGTTCTGGGCTATCCGAAATATTATGTGTCATTACTGAAAAATACATTCAGCTCTTCGACATATTCTTATTTCTACAATGTGATTGATGATGTCCGAACATTGGCGAATAAACAATTCACATTCTCTTTCTATGCAAGAACACCCGGTGGAACCGGAACATTCCAGATTCATTCTATTCAGAATATTTCTGTGGGTGGAAATACTTACACAAATGGAATAACCCATTCCACACTCACTACAACAAACTCTAACTGGAATCGTTATTCAGTCACCTTCATCGGACCAACTGCATCGTCTGGCATAACCAGCAGCTACTCCTTGCTCGGTATAAGATTCAATGAACAAGGAAAAACTTTCGATTTTGCACAATTCTTATTGGAAAGCGGGGGATCCTCATCAGTTCCTCAAATAGTAAATCTTGAAGAAGAATATGCGAGAGTAGCTCCATATTATCAGAGAAGTTACAGAATAAACGAGAATACCGGAGATTCTACCCTAACGGAAAACAGAGGAATCGTCAAGGTGTTGACTCCACCGAACAATAGAGTGATACATTCATTCCAGATTCCAATGAAAAATGTCCCGAATGTTTCAATATACTCTTTGTCCGGAAAACAAAATGATGTTTCTCTATATTTCAGTGGAACATATTTTGATATTAGTAACAGCGTAGTTACTAGTTTCCCAGGTTATGGTTCATGTACTAGATTTACAGTCCCAGGATTGACAAGCTATATTGGAGCGGTTCTAGAGACTAAATCGGATTTCAGTTTCCCGATGGCACAGAATTTTTGCTCGTTTGATGAAATATCATTCCATTATATTGCTGATGCAGAAACAACAATAAACTAACAGGAACAAAAATGTCTTCTTGCACGAATAGCTCAAATATTCAATCAAATCTAATCACTCAGGTCATAAGAGAAGAGGGTGATGGTAAAAGAGTTGCATTCAAGATCACCACGACCGATGCAGGTATTTCTGCCGGTGTGACTGTTGGATCTGTTGTTCGATATGATGTTCCAACAAACATGTATATGCCTTCGATTGCTGATCGACCAGATACAGCAGAAGTCATAGGAATAGTTGAAACTGTTCAAGATGGAACTTATACGATCGTTGCGAGTGGACTGATAAAATATCCTGGAATAACTGGAATTATCAATCGTTATTCAGCAGGATGTTCTGCACAAGATGGAACAACTGCTGGTGGCTCAGGCGGTGCTGATATATTCTTCCTGAGTGACGGTTGTGCAGGAAAGCTTCAGGCTCTAGAACCAATAACCACAGGTCACATCGTAAAACCAGTAATGCAGAGAGTAGCCGTTGGTGAATACAACGGAATAGTTCTTAACTATATCGGCTATGAAGTGGCTAATGCAGGAACAAGCGACCAAACTACCGTAGTTCCAGCAGGAGCAGTATATTATGCCCCAAGAACCAATAATTATGAAGGATTTATAGACGCTACGACATCTCAGCAATATCCTGTTTCACAATACCCCGAATTGTATGATATTTTCGATACTGATTATGGCACTTATGAAGAAACCGTAAAATTGGATTCTCCGGGGATAAATCTGTCTACTGTAATAAATTCAACAGTGACCCAGAAAAATTCTCTTAATGTTGTGATCAGCACAGGAACCGTGGTTGGGGCAAACCAGACGAACAGCACAATCACAATAAGAAAAGACAGCACTCAACCAAAAACAGATACCAGCTCAAGAATAATCATAGGTTCTCTGAGGTTTAATGCTCAAACATCAGATGTCACTGCATTCACAGTGCCTTCTGTTCCGGAACAAACAATAGACTACACTGCATCTAGCGGTTCAAAAGTAGAGAGCCTTGTTCCCTACATGAGAGTACAAAAAGATGTTACTTCAGTTTTCGTGCCCAAGAATGTTCAACTCGATTCCATCACATGTGATCAAATAAAGACACAAGGTATCACTGTGGGTGATAAACTTCAAAATCTGGAACTCAGAATACAACAACTAGAGGGCAGACTAGGAATCTAAATGGGCTCAAGTTATTTTCCCCAAATTACTGTAGCCGGATCCTATTCCTTCACTGGGCCAACGGGTCCGGTTGGGGAAACGGGGTCAACTGGATCTACAGGATATGGACCAACCGGAAACACCGGTCCCTCAATCACTGGAATCGGTCTGTGTGGAGATAAGTTAAGAACAACATTCAACACAGGGTTCACCTACGAAACCGTAAGCTCTGCAAGAGGCATCACCGGCGACATTCTTTTGATTGCTGGGATATCTTCACCTTCAATATCTTTCTTTGAGGGTGTTTGTGGATCTGTCGGGGGGACTTTAACATTCAGACCGATACGAGGATCTGTTTCAACATCTGGAAGAGCTGAATTAACTATTGGTCTTTCCGGTGATGAAATCTACATCAATTATGTAAATCAAAGCAGCGGATTTACTGTAGGCATAACTGGATCTGAGACAATATTAACATTTGTTGGTTATAGCGGTTCGACTCTAGCCTCAATACCGAAAACAGTCTACGGTAGTTCTTCATCAATTGCCACCAAAAATGTAATAGAAAAAATAAGAGGACTTGGATTCTCTGGTGCAACTTCCTCTGCTGGTTTGACCTGTAACTACATCAGCGGTGGAACTTTGACCTATGTCAATTCTGATGGATATATCGGTTATACCGCATGCAAGATATTACAAATTCATCCAGACTGCATTTCGAACAATTCTGTCGATGTCCAGATAATGAATAGAATGTTCATTGCTGATATGAAAAACTCCGTAACAAGAGTTACGATAGGAAGCAGTGCATATTCAGGAATCGCTTCTGCTTTCAGTCTAATAGTCATGAATGCATCAAATGGTCCCACGGCAATCGGTCAGGGAGAAAGAAGATTCCAATTATCTTCTGCCACCGGAAGCATCATGTGGCCATTCAATCAAGAACCGTGTTTTTGTGGGCAGAGTGGAACCAATGTTTATCATTTCTACAATATGGGTGGATTTACTTGGTATGGTTCCGTTGCTTCGATGACAGATGTAAGCAAATTCTTCAGCTGTCCGAATGGTAATATCATCAAGGGTATCACAAACGGGTTTGGATCTTGTTGTATCAATGATGGGACTTCTGGTGGAACATGTTCATACAGAACTCAATATGACTGTGGTTTACTTGGTGCAAGTGCATACTGGCATGACAGCGTTCTCTGCTCGGGAACTCCCTGTGGTAAGACGGGCGCATGTTGCTTGAAGTTTACGAGTACACTTGCTTCAGATACATTCTTGTGTATTCCGGGAGTGACTTGCATAAACTGTATTTCGGGAAGAGTATATGATGCTTTCGGAAACACATATAACGCGACATCGTTTACATATCTTGGAAATGGCTCGACTTGTCCCAACCAAGGGTGCGGAGCAGAAATCGAAGGGATAGCCTAAAATGCCAAGTTATGGATCAAGTAGAATAAAAACTCTAATCATAACAGCGACCGGAGGAGTGGGTCCAACAGGAGCCACTGGAGCGACCGGAAATACTGGAGCATATGTGACAGGACCAGAGGGTCCAGTCGGTATTGGTATTTTAACGATACGATATAATCCGACAACAGATGGAATCACTTTTAATCTCACTGATGGCTCTTCAATTGGGTTTACAGGAATAAGAGGAAACACCGGAGTGGGTCCCGCCCCATATCCCCAAATCGGGTACACCTCGTCGGGTATATCCCCCATCACAAATTCCGTAGGACAAGCTGAAGGATATACTCTCTATTTCAGAAGCATCTCTGTTTCTTCTGGATTGAGTGCATCTATTTCTGGTGATTTGGTGATAATTGAAAACAATCCTGCTTCTACTGGATCTTTTGATATAGGAGAATTGCTATATGTTGCATATTCTTCAACTTCTCAGCAATATTATCTCGACACCGCAGATTCTACTGATTATAAAGAAATCTATTCTGGCGGCGTAACATATTCATCATTTTCTGCAACCCTGAAAACCGCTAGAGATATTCTAGATGGGGCTAATTTTAATTATTCTACCGGCGGAACCCAAGGAATAAGTCACTCCGGATTGACATTGGAAATAGATGCGGCATTTTATGGAGTTACCGGAACCGAAAATGGCTTGACATCCGGAGCTTGGTATCCGTACTTAAGATTCCGCTCCTCATATTCAGATGTAAACGGTACATCCGGAGTCACCAACGGTAATATTTACTTTTCTCAACTGGGACCATACACAAAGAAAATATCATACAGTGAACCAATTGGCTCTTGTTGCTACTGTGATGGGTGTGAGGACGATCCTCATGGCGGAAGGAAATGCTTGGATTATGTCAGCAAATCATACTGCGACTCAATAGTGGGAAGATGGAGTGTTTCTTCTTGTCAAAACAGACTAAACACATATGATTGTTATCTTCGCAGAGCTTGTTGTGTAAATGGTACTTGCATAAACACTAGTCAGGCCAAATGCGTCCAAATGCACGGAGAGTTTTATCCAAACAATGAATGTGGGGCATCGTTTGATTGTGAACGAGGATTCTTTGGAACGCTCGCATTGACAGATACTGAATCTGGTTCCGAACCGGTATGTTGTTGTAAGGATGGTCTATTGGTTTCAAATAATCAAACAGCAGAAGAATGTGTTGCGGGAGGAGGAACTCCGGTCGGAAATCCTCCGTGTGCCGACAATCTTTGCTGCGGTGTATCTACTTCATTCGGTGCATGTTGTAAAGGAGACGGCATTTGCGAAGAACTAACTCCCCAAGAATGTGCAGCACAGGGTGGGATTTATAGGGGAACCGGAATAAGTTGTTCACCCAATCCATGTTGCACCCCTCCAACTACATAAATTGAGGTAATAAATGGGAAGCAGCTCAATAGGTGCAATTGTAATAGGACAAACTGGTCCAACTGGACCAAGAGGACCAAAAGGAGCCACGGGTGCGACCGGGACAGGGACAGGGTTAACTGGTCCTACCGGAATGACCGCGATCTTTGTGGCTGAGGTCTCTTCTTTCGATAATGGTACAAATTTCGTAACAAACTATTTTATTCAGTTTGGTATAACTGGCACAAAAGGACCCACTGGTTATACTGGTGGACTTACTGGCCAGAATGTAGGATCTGGTTTAACTCTTTATACTTCCGTGTTTGGTCAAACCCTGAGTGTTAGGGGAATTTCATTCACAAGAAACCTCTCTGCAGAAGCAACCGGTGGAACTATTCTAGTTACACCACAAGATGTTTCTTATGGTGTGTCTTTGGTTTCTGGAATAACAAGTGGTAGAGTTCTTTATGCCAAGACTGAAAATCAAATTGATGATACGAACATAACATATGGTAGAACTTATGGAGAATTTTCTTTCTCCTCGATTCTTGGAATAACTCCCGGATCTCTTCCGGTATACACAGAATTCCAAGGAAACATAATCGAAGTTCCATCTTCATCAGAAATAATCTTGGGAATAACCAACGGGGCGGTGTATCACATACAAACTCCGATTGGAATATCTGGATTCACTCTTGATCCCAGTCTTTACAATGATAATGAATTGGTTTCTGTCACGATGTTCATTGAGGGGAATGGCTTAACTGCATTCCCGCCAAATGTATACTTTGAAGATAGCCCATATTCATCTTTGTTTGGCTGTGGCACAAACATAATAAATTTGATGACGAATGACAAGGGTCAAAATTGGTATGCTACCATAGTTGAACGGGGATATGGATTGACTTTATGTGAAGGATTCGAAGGAATCGGTTCTTGTTGTTATGTCGATGTCGATGGTGATTATGATTGTGTTGAGTATTTGACAGAAGCCGAATGCGCATTGAAAAACGGAACATTCAATTTATTCCGTGCCTGTGGTACGACATGTGGTCCAGTTGCAATCTGCTGTTCAAACGGTAATTGCGTAGAGGGCATTGAAAGAGAAGAATGTTTGTATTTTGGTGGTAAATACTATTCCGGAATCGAATGTACAGAACAATTTGATTCTTCTGTTGGGAATGACATCAGACTTTGTTACAATCCTGATAATCCCCCGATGGTTTGCTGCACAGGAGGAACTTGTATTTCTGATGTGACCGCAACAATATGTCGGGATTATTATGGCGGGGTGGCTCTTTTCGGAACATGCTGTGATGTAAATTGTTCTGCAACACCACCAAGAAACATCATCGGTGCATGCTGCATTGAATCCGGTCAGACATGCGGTCTTGAAACTCCTGCTGGCTGCTCAGCTCTTGGTGGAATATTTTATGGGGATGGAACAACATGTGGTGACATAAGCTGCTGTTTCAATGTTGAAGTTCCCAGATATACATGTTGCTTGCCTGACGGTTCTTGCTTGGGAAATCAGACCGAAGAAGAATGCTCTGTCCAAGGCGGTTCAACAAGTTCCGCTGAAAATTGCAGTGTTGCAAATTGTCCTCAGCCACCAATTCCTCCATCTGAAGGTCTTTGTTGCGGTCAGACAAAACAATGGACATCACTGACCAAACAAGAATGTCTTGCTAAAGATCCAAATGCTTATTTTTACCCAAACCCAGTAATAGGTGCAAGAGTGCATGCACCATATAAGTGGAAAGAAGAATCAATTCTTTCCGATGGTAGTGCAACCGGAGGAGATTGCATTTTTTGTGATCTCGCAAGAAAAGTTATAAAAGTGGGTGGATATGTTACTGTTGATTTTGGTCAATTAAATGCAAATATAGAAATGGTCTGTACTACTAACAGAAAATGGTTAGTTGGACAAATACCACAATACATTGAAAATATAATTGATATAAATCAGGATAATGTTCCTTTGGTTTTACGAAGCATAAAAACAAAATCAGAAAATCCTGCTCTTGAAATAGGAAATTTTAACAACACTACAAAAAACATAAAATATGATGCTTGCTGTGGTTATGTTGAATCATTTGATGCCGGTTTTTACACATATTGCATGTATGATCCATTCGTAATCGGACAGATATTCGATCAAAAAGCGATAAAAAATGGATCAGTCATTCAATATTTACCGTCAGGATTATCATGGAATCCGACTCAGAATGAAATGAAAACATTTATTTTTGATCAATATTTAAAAGAAATAAATTATCCTTTAGCAGACTTTAAAGAGAAGGTTTGTAGGGGACTATGTTCTACTTGGAATGTAGAGGTCGAAGAAGCAGGAATTATAAACTGTAATTGCAATCAATCATCTAATTGTGGTGTAAATGCTACTATAGGAACAATTTGTGATTGGATGAAAACTTTAATTACACAAAGATTGATATCTTGTGGAAATTGCGATGATGTTAATTCTTGCGTTGCCGGTCCACCTGTGCCGACACCAAGCGGATTTTCAAACACTTATTGCGAATATATCGCATTGGGTTCAGTTTCATTATTTGATCAGATAGCAACATATTCTTCTCCAATACCATGTAATTCACTTTGTGAACAATCACCATACGGAAAAAGATGTTTGAGTCAAAACAATCCATGTTCACTATGTTCTAACACAGATTGCTCCGGAGATCTTTCTACCAATCCTTGCATAAATTTGCCGAGTTGCTAACATGTCAATACACTTCAGATCCAGAATTCAATCTCCAGTAAACTATTCGGCTTTCCTGTTTCCGGGAACGAATGGGTGCTGCTGCACCGGATCTTCTTCTGACTTGTCCTTTGCGTTCACATCGACAGTCGGTGAATGCAATGCTCTTGGTGGATATTTCAGCATAGCTGAAAATTGCAGTACAGTAAATTGTTTACCCAGAGGAATAACAGGTTGCTGCTGTGCATGTTCCTATGCGGGAATGACAGAGGGGATTGAAAGAACTGTGTGTGAAGATCTCGATGGTGTTTGGCAAGAAGGTGCCTGTCCGGAGGACCCCGCTGCTTTCTGCATCGCCGGTGATGGCAGAGATGTCAGGGACAAGAGAAGATGCTGTGGTTTCACTCTGAGTAATGGAGAAACTTTACCTCAATGTTATGATGTATGTCTAGCAAGAGAGTGTGTTTTATTGACTGTTGGTGATTATACTCCAACTTTCTATCCAACTCCGGGAAGTTGTGACACACATCCCCCCTGCTCTGGATTGTCCGATAATTTACAAATTTCGTTCACTCCTCCGGATACGGGACAACCCTCTAATGATGTGTATGGAAACTGCTGTGTTCAGGACAATCCATGTAGATGCTATGAAAGCGTGACATTCAATGCCTGTGAGAGATTGAATGGGACATTCTATCTTATGGGAGAAAAAGATTACCCCTGTTCAGAATGTCTTAACAATTGCTCTAGGGAGGAAAGTTAATGGAAGCACCAATAGTTCCAACTTCTGCACCTGAATCATTGACGATTTATCATGGCGGATTGAATCTTGGTATTTTTTATCCAGGTCCACCAAACAGTGTTTCCGGAAGTGAATTGACCGGAAATCAATTTGGAGGAAAAGCAACAGCATATAGATCAACCTCTAATGGTGAAGGTTCAACAAATGCTGGATGGGCTATAATTTTAGCACCATATGATCTGAATAATTTTATCATGAGAAAACCAGATGAGATTGTATCTACAAAGAAAGTCTCATATTTTGATGGATTGTTTAACAGAAACCAAACATCTTCTACTGGAATGTCCAGAGTCACAAAGTTTGTCAAGGGTGGTTATAATGACTGGTATATTCCAAGTGCAAATGAATTAGCATTCATCGCAAAAAATCTCCCAAAGAATTTTGAACTTGATCCAAGATTTTCTCCGATGAGTGCAAATTCTTACCTTTCTTCCACATATTCAGCACAAAATGTTGTGGGGACAAATAGGAAAAAATTGTCCCTTTTGTTGGCACAATCATTTTACATGCCTACATATGGTGATACGATTATGGTGCCTGACTTCAAACCAATGTCGGTCAGGCTGATTCGAAGAGTTTTTGTTGCAACTATTTGAGGATTACACTATGGCAGAACAAAAAGGATGTGGTTGTGGTAAGAAGAATGTGGCTCCTGCTCCTCCACCCGAGCAGCAGACTCAGCAAGCTCCTGCGGAGCAGCCCGCTTTTCGTAGCGGGGAAATCATCGAGAACGGTGTAAAAAAAAACTAACGATGATCCAAAGCTTCGCGTCGGCTATGGCCTCGCGAGGACTCACAGACAATAAAGTTCACAAGGCGGAGAAACAACTCCGTGTTTTGAGCTGTTTTGGCAATAAGCACACAGGCGGTGTCCTTCCTCCATGTGAGCATCTTCGAAAGAGTGATGTTCAGGAAGGACAGTTTTATTGTGGTGCATGTGGCTGTGGTGACAAGAAAATGACTTGGCTGCTCGCCAAGGGAGATGAATATTCCAAGCTGGATTATCCAAAACTCCACTGTCCACTGGCAATGCCCGGATTCTCCAATTACAAAGAATCGGAAGATCATGAGGCGATTTCACCGATTACCAGAAAATATTACATAGAAAATATGTCGTATCAGGAAGTTGAAAAAGTGGAAGTTACTCTTCCAGAAATGCCCCCTCCGCCTCCTCCAGCTCCTGAAAGTGGAGAGCCGCCACAACCTACATAATTCCGGTGCAATATGCCGGATAATAGAATACAATCAAGAGAAGATTTAATCGAATACGCATTCAGGGCTCTTGGGAAACCAGTCATTGACATCAATGTTGACTGGCAACAAGCATCAGACCGTCTAGATGACGCTTTGCAATTATTTGCCGAGCGACATTTCGACGGTGTGATCATTGGTTATTTGTCATATAAAATCACTGATGAGGACTATGGAAGGAAGTATATTCTTTCTGACAACATAGGTCCGATAAGTGGCGTGACTGGGGATAGTCCTACTGGAAAAGATATCGTCTCCATCGTTCGTCTTTTCCAGTACGACCCCCTGAGTTCGTCAAATAACATGTTCAACATCAAATACCAGTGGGCATTGTCGGACTATTTCCAGATCAACAGAGGTCTTTATGGAACACAAGATCTCCCGATAGCAAATTATGATAATGCCATGCGTTATATTCAACTGATGAATCAGTACTTCTCTCCAGAGAAGACCTTCCAGTTTACGAAATCATCAAATAGAATTTCAATCAATACCGACTGGACCACCGATCTGAAACCCGGTCAATCCTTGATGTTTGAAGCCTATCTTGCACTGGATCCCGATAAATTCACCGAGATCTACAACGATCGTATTCTCAAGAAATATTTCACCCAACTGATCAAAAGACAGTGGGGTACGAATCTTGCAAAATACGAGAACATTCCTCTCCCCGGTGGCGGAACCCTCCGTGGTGCTGCAATGGTCCAAGAGGCTCAGCAGGAAATCGACAAGATAGAAGCCGAGATTTACACAGCATTCGAAGGACCGCCGACATTCCAGATAGGATGATAAATGGCAACAAATCCGTTTTTCAACCAAAGACATCCTGCTGAGCAAAATCTCATCGAGAGCATGAACATCGAACAGATCAAAATGTTCGGTCAAGATATGGTTTATATCCCGAGAGAGATGATAAATGAGGATAAGCTTTTTGGTGAAGGAAAATGGTACAAGTTCAATGATCCTTATACGATCGAAATGTACATCGATTCTGTGAATGGATTTGAAGGTGCAGGAGATCTTGTCTCTAAATTCGGGTTGCAGATCAAGGACAGAATAACCCTGATCATGGCCCAGAAGAGGTTTGCCGAGCAGATCACGACTTACAGGCAAGATATTAAAAGACCAAGAGAGGGTGATCTTATTTTCATGCCCCTTTCTAGATCTTTTTTCGAGATTAATTTCGTTGAGCACGAAGTTCCGTTTTATGTCGTAGGAAAGAACTACACCTACAAGATAATCTGCGAACTCTTCAATTATGATCACGCCAAGATGCAAACAGGTGTATCTGATATCGATGTGCTTGAAGAGGAGCGTCACTGGACTCCGGTGCTTCGTTATATCACACGCATTCCCGGTATCACGCTTTACGGCTTCTACGAAGGCGAGACGGTCAAGCAGTACATCCAGACTCCCGGAACCACCGGAGGCATTACAGGCTCTGCACTGTCCTCTGGAACGCTTGTTCAATTCAACGGTGTTTCCGGTGCAACTTCAACGGTTTACATCACGACCGCAGATGGTTTCACATTGTCTGGTGTCACGATTCTTTATGGTGAGAGATCCGGAGCGAAGCAATATCTCAGTGGTGGCACAGCATCCAATACTCTCATTCCCAAGAATTCTCTCATGGGAGACAACTTCGGTGATAATGACATAGTGTCCTTGGAATCCAGAACAGACAACATAATTAATTATTGTGCGACAGATCCGTTCTCTGAAGGGAGCCCATAATGTTTGGTGATTATTATAATGAGTCCGTAAGAAAACTGGTTGTCGCCTTTGGCAATCTTTTCAATGAAATCTATATCCGAAAAATAAAGGAAGAGGGTGGATACACTCGTATTCGTGTCCCTCTGACCTATACCCCGAAAGAAAAATTCTACAGAAGAATCCGAGAGCCGGGAACCATCACAGACAATACCAGAATCCAGATAGATCTTCCGAGGATGTGTTTTTCCCTGAAAAATCTTTCGTATGATACCGCAAGAAAACTGAATAAGCTGAACGCAAGAACGGTCAAAGATCCGGTAACGAATCAGCAATACAGTGTAAATAAAGTAGTTCCCTACAATTTTACTTTCGAAATGACTTCATTCACAAGAAGCATTGATGAGAATTTGCAGATTGCAGAACAGATACTTCCTTACTTTGCTCCAGAATATGTTCTCAAGCTAAATTTCAACGAAGTATATGAAGGAATTGATGTTCCTTTCATTCTTGATTCAGTTAGTCTTTATGAGGATAGCGAAGGGTCTTTCGAGGAAAGACGCATTCTCATGAACACATTTAATTTTACCGTGAAATCACATATCTTTGGACCGGTCACTTCTCCGACCACCATCGAGACAACTACATTCAATTATGATAATATTGATTTTCTTCAGTAAATGAGGTTAACATGAGTTTAGAAGAAATTGGAAATGCATTGGGTATCCCATTCGTTCCCGAGAAAAAGGAAGAAACAAATATCGTCAAGGTCGATGTCCCGAAAGAGGACAAAACCGAAAGCGATTTCCACGAAGTTCGAAAGAACCTCAGAAATCTCATTGCTACTGGAGAAGAGGCAATAGAGGGCATTCTCAAAGTTGCCCAAGAAGGAGATTCCCCGAGAGCATATGAGGTTGCAGCAACCTTAATCAAAACAGTGTCCGAAATCAATAAAGATATCATAGACATTCATCAGAGAATGAAAGCGATGGAACAGACAAAGGTAGTCCAGCACAACACCACGAACAATTCCATCTTTGTGGGATCCACATCAGATTTGCAAGATTTGATCAACAGTGCAAGAAGCAGAAAAAAAGCATTGACAGAAATCAAGATAGAAGAGAAGAATGGCGAATAAAAGATCACTCGAAGGCTATAGAGATAATGTCAACTTAAAGCCATATGGCGTTAAGATAGATTTTACTCCAGAACAAGTTGAAGAATATGTTAAGTGTGCTTCAGACCCCATTTATTTCGCCACTCGTTATATGAAAGCGGTATCTCTTGACGAAGGACTGATTCCATATCATCCATATCCCTACCAGAAAAAAATGATCGAAACCTGTGCTAAAAACAGATTCGTCATTTGTAAACTTCCTCGTCAGAGCGGTAAAACATTGACAATGTGTGCATATCTGCTTTGGAATGTAATGTTCAATCAAGATATCAATGTCGCTGTTCTTGCCAACAAAAAGACTATTGCATATGAAATTCTTGAAAGAATCAAGAATGCTTATCAGTATATTCCAAAATGGCTTCAGCAGGGCGTGAAGGAATGGAACAAGGGGTCCATCGTATTGGAGAATGGTTCCCGCGTCATAGCCTCCGCTACAAGCTCATCCGCCGTTCGTGGTCTGTCATTGAATATCATCTATCTGGACGAGTTTGCCCACATTCCAAACAACATAGCCGAGGATTTCTTTTCCAGCGTTTATCCAACCATTTCAGCAGGAAAAGACACCAAAGTCATTATTACCAGCACACCCAGAGGATTGAATAAATTCTACCATCTTTGGAAGGGTGCTACTAAACGACAAGGGGAAGACGGAAAAAACGAATTCATCCCGATCGAGGTTTCTTGGAGAGATGTTCCGAAATACCCGGGCGGTCCTCTCAGAGATGAAAAATGGATGATGGAGACCATATCGAATACCAGCCTTGAGCAGTTCAATCAGGAATACAACACCGAATTCTTGGGTTCAACCAATACCCTGATTGCTTCTTGGAAGCTCAGTTCAATGAACTGGGTGAAACCAATAAAGACACACAAAGACGGGTTGATGATATACGAGGAACCAAAACCCGGACATATTTACACCCTGACGGTGGATGTCGCCAGAGGAATCGGTAAGGATTATAGTTCGTTTGCCGTAATAGATGCAAGTGCGTCTCCTTACAGATTGGTCGCAAAGTATAGAAACAACCTCATCCCTCCCCTTGTGTTCCCAAATGTCATCGAGTCTGTGGCTAGACTTTACAACAACGCTTGGGTATTGGTCGAGGTTAATGATATCGGCGGTCAGGTAGTCGATATTTTGCATACTGAACTTGAGTACGAAAATATCGTATCCACCGTAGCCAAGGGAAGAAAAGGTCAAGTTGTAAGCGGAGGCTTTGGAAGAGGAAACAAACTTCAAGGTGTCCGCACGACCGTTGCTCTCAAAAAGACCGGATGTTCGATTCTAAAAAATCTTATCGAACAAGACAGACTCATCATTGAAGATCAGGATGTGATCGATGAATTGATGACTTTCGTGTCTCAGGGAGAAATCGGCTGGAAAGCAGAAGAAGGACACACCGACGATTTGGTCATGTGTTTAATATTATTCTCATGGCTTTGCCGTCAAACTTATTTTAAAGACATGACTTCCGTGGATATCCGAAAAGGAATGATGGAAGAGGAAATGCAAGAACTTGAGGATGAATTAACCCCATTTGGTTTCCTATCTAAAGCAAACGACGCAGAAACCGAGATATTTGATGGAAATGACTATTGGAAGGCTTCCGATAGGTAAAACCCCATAAAAACTAAATAATACCAGCAGATAAAGAAGGAGAAGAGATGTCCTCACCCATTACGACAGTGGAATTATTTGACGAAAGTTTCGTTTTTTCATCCTCAGAGGATCTCTCAAATGCCATCGGTGCGGTTTATTCCCAGAATGTGGGATTCCCCGGTGGAACTTTGAGCCTCCTATCGTTCTTTGGAGACACCGCCGATAACGAAGCAGGTTATATTCTTCTGAATACAGTTTCAGAATGGATCAACAGATACACCGCAAAATATGCCGGAATCTGTGGTTCAGCGACTGTAAGAAGCCCAGATCCAACTGAAACCTCAAGTGGGTGCGTCAGTGGAGCAACTTCAAGTTGTTTCAATGGAGCAACTGGAACAATGGCCACCCATTGGTGGGCTGTACACAATTTCTTGCAATATGGTGGTAAATGCGTAATTGCAGGGGATACTACAGGTTTTACTCTTGGAAATACTGTTCTTCTGGATAAGAGCAAATTCCCCGACATAGATATCGTTTTTGCCTTGGATAATACCCAGACACAGGCAAACAATGTATATGAAATAGTGAAAGCAAGAAACAACGATTGTTTTGGTGTGGTTGGTGCTTCTGGGACCGTATCAGGAGGATATGGCGAACCGATCAATGGTGTTGGTGGTCAAAGTGCAGGAGCAATACAACCAAGAGGAGTAAGTCTTGGTCAATATGGAATGTCTGTCTTTGGCGAAAAAGAACACTTTGGGCTTTTGGATGAAGATTTGAGTGTTGTCACAAGTCCACTGGTTGCGGATATTGCAGGATGCCTTATTAGAACGGATAGAGATTATTATCCTTGGTTCTCCCCTGCTGGTTATATTCGTGGAAGAATTCTGAATATACTTCGCCTAAAGAATCAACCCAGCGAAGCATCTCAAGTTAATTTACTAGACAAGAATGTCAATTTTGCCGTTACCGTATCAGGTCAAGGAACATTCCTATTCTCCGACAAAACTCTGTATTCTGACTCTACTAGTCCTTACAGGTATGTAAATGTTTCTAGATTGTTGATATATTTGATCAAAAATATCACTCCAATAGCAAAAAGATATTTGTTCGAATTTAACAACGAAATCACTAGAACATCATTTATTAATAGCACAGTCCCTATCCTGGAACAAGCAAAAAATACTGGTGGACTGGTTGATTATACTATAACATGTGATGAAAGCAACAACACCGACGCAGCTATTTCTGCAAATAATTTTGTTGCGGACATAAAAATTAAACCCGCAAAAGCAATTAATTATATAACTCTAAGATTTACTAACTTAAATGTCTGATAGAGGAAAAAATGGCTTACAATTCAATTTCAGAATTTATCGGGGCGTTTAATGGTGGATTCAGACCTAATAGGTTTAGAGTTCAAGGAACATTAGGTAGTGTTGGTAGCCCAACCATGACTTTTCATGTAAGATCTGCAAATTTACCAGCATCGAGTCTTTCAACAATAATGATTCCTTATAGAGGAAGAAATTTTAAAATGCCAGGAAATAGAACATACGCTCCTTGGCAAATAGTGGTACTAGATGATAATACTAATAGTGGAAATTCTTTGTGGGAACCTTTTCATCAATGGTCAGAAAAAATAAATAGTCATACAGCCAATATTTCTAATAGTAGTACTACTTTAGATTTTTCCAATGAAATGAAAGATTGGAATGTATTTCAACTTGATATCAATGGAAATACCAAAAAAACAATAACATTAAAAAATTGTTGGCCTGCAGAAGTGGGTCCGATTTCCCTAAATATGGATGACAATGAAAGTTTATCCACATTTCCAGTTACTTTAGAATATTCTTGGTATGAAATTAATTCGGTTTCATCAAATACCAATACAAATAATCGTAATAATACAAATACAGCAGGGACTTAATAATGGCACTTGATATTTTTGGTTTTTCGATAGGCAGAAAAAGACAAGACGGTACTCCTGAGACTCAACCCCCGGAACCACAAGTCGTTTCTGGTGATAAATTTGATGGTGCGTATGTCATAGAAACCGGCGGTGTTCAAGGAACACTGGTTGACTTTTCGGGTGCTGTAAGAGACGAAAACGCTCTTATTCAGCAATACAGATCAATGTCGATCTATTCTGAAATTGACAAGGCAGTCGATGACATTGTAAACGATGCCATAGTTCCGGGGTCACAAAAAAGACCGGTTCGAATGAATCTTGACAATGTTCCGCTGTCGGATCAAATCAAGACAAAAATTCAGAACGAATTCAACACAATCATAACTCTGTTGGATTTTAACAACAGAGGATATGACATTTTCCGCAAATGGTATATTGACAGCAAACTTTATTATTTCATTCAAATTGACACCAAGAACCCACAGGCAGGAATAGTAGATCTAATTCCTATTGATCCTATTAAGATCAAAAAGGTTCGTAAAGTAGAAAAAGAAAGAAAGCGTGTCGATCCGAATGTGAATATCGTGATGCCGGTGATCAAAAAGGTTGAAGAATTTTACATTTACACCGATACCGATAGAGAAGCGATGATTCCGACTTCTCCAACGGGAATCAAATTCTCGACGGATACAATCTGCTATGTTCACTCTGGTATAGTGGATTCTGCCACTAAGAGAGTCGTTGGATATCTTCAGAAAGCTATCCGTCCCCTAAACATGCTTCGCCAGATCGAGGATTCGGTGGTAATCTACCGTATCGCAAGAGCCCCCGAACGCCGCGTGTTCTATGTGGATGTCGGAAACCTTCCCAAGAACAAGGCTGAACAATATGTCCGTGACATCATGAACCGCTATCGCAATAAGATCGTCTACGATCCGGCAAGCGGAGCAATCAAGGATGACCGCAACTTCCAGTCCATGTTGGAGGATTTCTGGATGCCCCGCCGTGAAGGTGGTCGTGGAACCGAAATCAGCACTCTTGATTCCGGCGGAAATCTAGGTGAAATGGCGGATGTTGAATACTTCCAGAGAAAACTCTGGCAAGCCCTCAATGTGCCTCTTTCACGCATGTTGCCCGAGACCGGGTTCAACATGGGACGAGCCGCTGAGATCACAAGAGACGAAGTAAAGTTTTATAAGATGATAGATAGACTTAGAAACAGATTTTCTGTATTATTTGCGAATCTCCTGAAAACTCAACTCGTTCTCAAGGGAATCATCAGTGAAGCAGATTGGGAAAGCATAAATCAGAATATTGCATTTACTTACAACCGTGACTCGCACTTCGATGAGTTGAAAGAAGCCGAGATCCTGAGAGAAAGAATGGACATTCTGGGCATAGTAGATCCCTTCGTCGGAAAATACTTCTCAGAAGAATACATTCGAAAGAACCTGCTAAAGCAGGATGATCAGGACATCATCAGAATAAATGCAGAGATGGAACAAGAATTGGCTATCAGACAAGAACAGCAGATGCAACAGCAGATGATGCAGCAACAAATGGCACCACCTGCCCCAGAGGGACAAGAAGGAAATGAACAACAGCCTCGCTAACATCATCAGGTTGATTACGACTAAAGGAAAGTCGGAGTTCACCTCCTCTTTGAGAGAGGAGCTTGATGATCGTCTATACAGCAAAATGGCGAATGTTTATATTTCCATGTCTGAGAGTCTTTATAGAAATCACCCATCTTCAATAATATCTGAATCAGTGGTCATTCAAGAAAATGTAAAAGCAGAAAAACCCGTAGTAGCAATCATTTCCTCATTACAAGAATCAATTCGTGACGAAAAGACAATCGTACACAGATTCTTGACCGGGGAAAGCGTCACGATTACGCACGATGATTCCAGATGCCTAGTAAAAGTGCACGATTCACTCAATCGTGTCAATCAGGAAAAAATGCGTAAATTAATGTCCGAAAGCTATTCGGAATACAACAAAATTTTGCAATTCTCAAAGAAACACACCGAAAGGACTCAAAAATGAGCAGTCTAGATCTTATCAATTTTGCCGCAAATGAAAACCATGTAAAGTTCCGTTCAGCCCTGAACGAAATGCTTTATTCTCGCCTCTCAGAAGCCATCAAGGAAAAGACCAAGGACATGGTTTCTGAAATCTTCGAAACAGAAAAAGTTTCAGATACCACTGAAATTGCCGAATATGTTTCTAGCATTATCGAGCAAGCAGAACAAACTCTTGGTACTGAATTTACTGAAGAAGAGATTGCCGAGAGCACTTCTCATATTCTCGATCTTCTAGAAAAAGCAAAGAAGGAAGATGAAAAGGAAGAGGAAGAAGAAGAGGAAGAAGAGGAAGACGAGGAGGAAGAGGAAGAGGAAGAAGACGAGGATGAAGAGGAAGAGGAAGAAGTAGAAGATAAACAAGAAAAAGAAGAAGACAAAGATGAAAAGAAAGCTGGCAAAAAAGCCAAGCAAGTTTTTCACTTTGATATCAACTCCCACAAGAAAGGCTGAAGATGAAACTAATCACAGAAATGAATGAGGACATTACCTTCGTGACCGAAGCGGTCGAGGGCGGAAAGAAAAAGTACGCCATCGAAGGTGTCTTCATGCAATCTGAAACCGTTAACAGAAACGGTAGAGTTTACCCCAGACCGATTCTTGAGGCTGAAGTTGATCGCTACAGCAAGAAATATGTCAAGGAAAATCGTGCTCTTGGTGAACTAAACCATCCTTCAGGTCCAACCGTAAACCTCGATAAAGTTTCCCATCTCATCACAGACCTCCGTATGGAAGGAAAAGATGTCATTGGAAAGGCAAAGCTTCTGGAAACCCCCTGTGGTCAGATTGCACAAAGCCTTATCGAGTCTGGGGTTAAACTGGGTGTTTCTTCTCGTGGTATGGGAAGCCTGAAAGAAAATCGTGGCTACAAGGAAGTCCAAAAGGACTTCATGTTAGCTGCAGTCGATATCGTCGCCGATCCCTCTGCCCCGAACGCTTTCGTCAATGGAATCATGGAAGGCGTTGAATGGGTCTGGGAAAACGGCATTCTCAAACAAGAAGTAGTTGAAAGTTATCAAAATAAGATCAAAAGAACCCCAAGTGCAGAACTCCAAGAGGCTGCAGTGAGTGTTTTTGAAGATTTTATGCGTAGACTTTCAAAAGGTAAAAAATAAGTCTTTATAAATAAAAATTGACCATTTCAAGAGGTAAAAAAATGCAAGGAATTCAAATAAATCCACAAGGAGATGCAATGACCTACACCAAAGATGCTTTTGGTAAAGGCAATGTCATCGCTCAACCGGTAGCCGCCCCCGGCGTTGCTGCCGCAAATCAGGCATCACTCGCACCCGGTTCCCGTCCTGCACCAATGGCTGCTGTTAATGCTGCTAAAGTTGGTGCCGAACCAGCCGAAAAGAAGAAAAAAGCCGAAGAGGGTGAAGCAGGTGCCGCTGCATACGCCTCTGAAGGTTTTGACTTCGACCAAATCTTTGATGGTGAGAATATCACCGAAGACTTCAAAGAGAGAGTCAAAGTTGTCTTCGAAGCTGCGGTCAACGAAAGAGTAAACGCAATTGCTGCCGCTCTCACTGAGCAAGCAAATGCCGCTCTCACTGAGCAAGTTCAGACCGTTTCTGAGGGTCTCTCTCAGAAGCTCGATGATTATCTAAACTATGTCATCGAGGAGTGGATGTCCGAGAACAAACTCGCACTCGAAGAAGGTATCCGCATGGATATCGCCGAGTCATTCCTTGGTGGTCTAAAGGAACTCTTCGAGGCTCACTATGTCAGCGTGCCTGAAGGCAAGACTGATATCCTCGAAAACCTCCACACCAACAACGAAACTCTTGAAAAGGAACTCAACGAGAAGATCGAAGAGAATATCAATCTCCGTAAAGCCCTTCTTGAGCAACAGTGTGGCATTGCTTTCCTCGAAGCAACCGATGGTCTCACCGATGTCCAGATCGAGAAACTCGCTTCTCTCGCTGAAGGACTCCAATACGAGAGCCTCGAACAATATGTTGAAAAACTGAACATCCTCAAGGAAAGCTACTTCCGTCCGGTTGCTTCAACCTCACGCGAAGCAGTCGAATCACTCGAAGAAACTACCGATAAACGAATCACTCAAACCGGCGACACAATGGGGATCTATCTTTCCGCCATTAGCCGCCAAGCAAAGAAAACAAGTCTATAATTTAATAAAGGAGAAAAAATGGACTTCGCAGATACTACACCATACGACACTCTAGTCGAAAAATGGGAGCCCGTGCTCGATCACGACGCTCTCCCCAACATCGGTGATTATCACCGTAAGCGTTGCACCGCCGTTCTCCTTGAGAACCAAGAGAAGGCTCTCAAGGAACAATTCCTTGCCGAATACGGCAATGAAATGGGTGGCGCATTCCTCAATCCGCAAGTTGGCTCAGCAAACAACGCTCTCGCTGGTTACAGCCCCGTGCTCATCAGCCTCGTTCGTCGTGCAATGCCTAACCTGATCGCCTATGATGTTGCAGGCGTTCAGCCAATGACTGCTCCGACCGGACTCATCTTCGCGATGCGTTCACGCTACGGCAAGCAAACCGACTTCACCGCCGGTCAAAGCGTTACCGATGGCGTTCTCAGCAATCGTCAGAAGAATGAAGCTCTCTTCCAACAGCCCTACTCACCGTTCTCGGGTCGTGGTAACTGCTACGGCGATACCAGCCTCGGTGGAATCAGTGGTGCTGCAATCTACGAGAACCAGAACCTTGATCCGTTCCTCGTTCGTGGTCTCACCAACGGTTCACTCGGTAACACCTTCCAGGGTCAACTTGCCAACTGGGAATCATTCCGTGGCATGCTTACCTCCGAAGCTGAACAACTCGGCGTTGGAACCAAGAACTTCCAAGAGATGTCATTCACCATCGAGAGACTTGCTGTCGAAGCTCGTAGCCGTGCTCTCAAGGCTGAATACACCACTGAGCTCGCTCAGGACCTCAAGGCTGTTCACGGTCTCGATGCTGAAACCGAACTCGCGAACATTCTCTCACAAGAGATTCTTCACGAAATCAACCGCGAAGTTCTCAACCAAATCTACCGCTCAGCCAAGCAAGGTGGTAAGTCACCAGACCTCAAGACTGCTGGTACTTACGATCTTATCTTCGACTCAGACGGTCGTTGGTCTGCCGAACGCTTCCGTGGTCTCATGTTCCAGCTTGAGCGTGAAGCCAATGTCATCGCCAAGGAAACTCGTCGTGGTAAGGGTAACTTCGTAATCTGCTCAAGCGATGTGGCTTCTGCACTCGCCATGGGTGGATACCTCAACATCAGCCCGGCTCTCAATGTCAACCTCGAAGTTGACGATACCGGAAATGTCTTCGCTGGTGTGCTCAACGGCAAGTTCCGTGTGTTCATCGATCCCTATGCACCAACCGGCGTTAACTTCGCTCTCGTTGGTTACAAGGGTCAAGTGGCTTACGATGCGGGTCTCTTCTACTGCCCGTATGTTCCGCTACAGATGTTCCGCTCAGTCGGTCAAGACACCTTCCAGCCGAAGATTGGCTTCAAGACCCGCTACGGCATGGTCGCCAACCCCTTCGCTGAGGATGTCAACCTGAACAATGTTGGTACTGCTACCACCGGTAATCAGTACTACCGCTTGCTCAAGATCGACAACCTCCACGGTATGGGTCTCACCGGCATGATTGCCTGATAGATCCTAGAATAGACCAGAGAGGGGGAGCAGAAATGCTCCCCCTTTTCTTTTGCCCTACATACTAATATGGCATATACTTGCAACAGTAATACCATTTTAAATGGTCCAGAAAACCCCAATCTTCTGGCATCCAATTACTATTTCTTCTCAATCAAAAGAATTCCAAATTTCACCTATTTCGTGCAATCGGCAAATCTGCCGATGATCAGCACCAGATCAATCAATCAACCCACGACTCTTGGAACCTACCCCAAGATTCCTGCTACAAATTATTACTTTGATGATCTTCAAGTGTCTTTTCTTGTAAATGCGGACATGAAGAACTGGTTGGAAATTTATAACTGGCTGAAAGGCATAGGAAATCTAAAAGACGATAATAGCAATTTGGATTATGACCCTGCTGTAACCACTGAGGTTTTCTCAGAAGCCACTCTTTTGGTGACAAACAGTGCGTACACGCCAATACTCCAAGCCAACTTTAAATATGTCTTCCCGAAGACGCTTGGTGGAATAAATTTCACTACCCAAAACACATCATCTGAACCAATTGCATGTTCTGTGAATTTTGCATATTCTTATTATGAAATTGTCCCCGTAGGTGCTACGGGATCTACTGGTTAATATCATGGAGTTTACATTATGGAACTGGATTTCAAGACGATTGAGGCTGACCTCAAGCTCGATGAGACTCGTTTAGACGAGGAATCGCTCCGTACGCCGCAGTTACACAACAAGTACCTGATGCTACTGCTTCGCCTGAAGAACCGCAAGGACAGGCTTGAGCGTGACCTGAAGGCATTACAGAAAGACAAGTGGCTTTACTATACCGGTAAGATGTCCGAAGAGGACCTCAAACGACTGGGGTGGGAGCCATTTGAATTGAATGTGTTAAGAACCGATGTGGATCGCATCATGGATGCTGACAAGGATATTCTGGAGATAGAGGGTAAATATAGGGAACTTTGCCATGTCGTAAATTATATCGAAGATGTGGTAAAGGTCATATCCAACCGTCAATGGTCCATCCGTGCCGCAATAGATTGGCAAAAGTTCACAAACGGTCAATAAATACTTACATGGAACATGTGAATATTGAAGCAGCGGATTCTGTCTTCATTCGAATTAATGCGGAAAAATCCGTAATTAAAGAGATGAGCCAGTTTTTTAGTTTTGAAGTGCCTAATCATAAATTTATGCCTGCCTACCGAAACAGGGTATGGAACGGCAGAATAAATTTACTGAACGCCCATAAACATTTGATGTATCGTGGATTGATTGATTATGTCATCAAGTTTTGCAAGGATCGCAATTACTCTGTCGATGGCTTTAAAGAGGAAGAAAATCAATTATCAAGGGAACATCTATGCAAATTCATGGAAGAACATGTTCTCCCACATGTAAGAGGGGAACCCGTAAAGGTCCACGATTACCAGATGGACGCTATTCACCACGCAATACGGAAAAAAAGGTGCCTGTTGTTGTCCCCGACCGGCTCTGGAAAGAGCATGATAATCTACTCTCTCATCCGATATTATCTGGATATTCTGCCGAGCACCTCGAAGATTCTTATCATAGTTCCGACCACGGGACTTGTCCAGCAAATGTTGTCGGACTTCACGGACTACGCAAAGGGGACCAAATGGAGAGCAGACAAGTTTTGTCACGGAATCTACGCAGGAAGAAGCAAAGAAACCGCAAAAAGAGTGGTCATTTCAACTTGGCAAAGTATTTTCCGAGAGCACAAAGAATGGTTCGATCAGTTCTCTGTCGCTATTGGAGACGAGTGTCATCAATATCGCAGTCAATCGCTCGTCACGCTGATGACCAAATTAAAAGATTGTCCTTATAGGGTAGGGACTACTGGAACACTGGATAGTGTCTATGTCCACAAATTAATCATCGAGGGGCTTTTCGGACCAGTCTATAAGGTAACTAGCACCAAAGATCTCATCGATAAAAACATCTTGTCTGAACTTAAGGTCGAGTGCCTGTGCATTAATCATTCCGACACAGATCGTGCTGCCCTCAAAAGGCGAACCTATCAGGAAGAAATTGAATGGATTGTCACGGACGAGAGACGAAACAAGTTCATCGTGCAACTTGCCGAGAAACTGAAGGGGAATACACTCATTCTGTTCAATTATGTCGAAAAACAAGGTAAACCCCTTTTCAAGATGCTCGAAGGCTCAAGTAAAAATATCTATTTCATTTATGGAAAGACAGAAACGGAAATGCGCGAGCAAATTCGAAAAATTGTTGACAAAGATTACAACTCCATAATGGTGGCGAGTTATGGCACGACAAGCACAGGCATCAATATCCGTAATATTCACAATATTATCTTTGCCTCTCCATCTAAATCCGTGATTCGCGTTCTTCAATCTATAGGTAGAGGACTTAGAAAGAGCGAAACAAAAGAAAATGTGGTGATCTATGACATTTCAGATGATCTTCGATACAAGAAGTATGACAACCATACCTATCGCCATCTACAGGAGAGGCTCAGGATATATACTAAAGAGAGATTCGTGCATCGTCTGGTATCAATAAATCTTCAAAAGGATGGGCATGGAACAGAAAACAAAGTACAAGATAATGAAGCTGAGAAGCGGTGAGGAGATAATTGCACGAATCTCCAATTCAACTGAAAAGAAAATTACGGTTGAAAGACCGATGTGTTTTCGTTCCATCATGGTTCAAGACTATTATGGAACTCCAAAAGAAATCCTTGTGATGAAAAATTGGATTCCTTTGAGTGTCGATAATAACATCGAGATTCCAAAAGATCACATTGTTTCTTTCATCAACCCCAGTCCGGATGCTATCTCCTTGTACGAGGCAGAAAAAAACAAAGAGGACACACGGGGAAAAATAACTGAATTCAAAAAAGAAGTGGATAAAGAACTGAACGAAGATGAAGAATTCAAGAAAATGATGAAATATCTTTCCGAGAATACTCAAAAATTGGATGAGATGTTGAATGATGTTGAAAAGTCAGATGAGAAGAAACCTCAAGACAACAAGAACAAAGAAGACATGATTTTCATGAATATGATGTTCCCACCGGAAATGCTCATCGATCTCATAGAATCTGAGATGATCGATCCGGAGTTTTTCGGGGAGATGTACAAGGACATCAAGAAGAGCAAGAAAAAGAAGCCTCTTCCACCGAAGAACAAGAAATCCCCGAAGAAGGGACTTTCTGAAGGTAATTCATCCAAGTATACCGGGGATGAGACCAATCATAAGGACTTCGGAAACAGATGGACTGATTGGAATCCTGACTTATCTTCAGAAGATTACAAATAACCTTAGACAGCCCATGTCATTGAATCCCGACAAGGAAATTATAAAGGGGTGTCCAAGATTTGTCAAGAACAATCTTGAAGAAAAAACAAGATAAAAGATCTTGATCTTGTCCTCTGGATGTGCTATAATAGGGCATGCCAAAGAAAACAAACCATTACATAGACAACAAAGAATTCTACAAACAGATGGTGGCTTGGAAAAAAGTCGTTGATGCTGCTGAAGACAGCGGCGATTCAAGACCACCCGTTACCGATTATATCGGAACTTGTATACTGAACATAGCAGAGCATTTATCCCAAAAACCAAATTTTGCCAACTACCCATACAGGGAAGAGATGGTAGGAGATGGGATAGAAAATTGCCTGATGTATGCTCATAATTTCAATCCGAAAAAATCGAAGAATCCATTCTCTTACTTTACCCAGATCATATACTTCGCTTTTCTTAGACGAATAGAAAAAGAAAAGAAGCAGGCATATGTGAAACTAAAAGCAACGGAGATGGCGGATGACGGGACAATCCACAGATGGTTCAAGGAAAATTACCTTGAAGAGGGAAATAAAGAATTTGATAATCCATTGATGGATGTGTTCAATTTGAGTGAAAACGATCTTGAACGGCTCTCTGGGAAGAAAAAGAAAAGAAAGAAAAAGAAGAAGAAATGAAACTTGCGATCATAACCGATACCCATATAGGCATTCGTAATGATTCTCCTGTCTTCTTTGAGAACTCCGTATCTTTTTTTCGTGATGTATTCTTTCCCTACTGTGGTAAGCACAGTATCACCAAAGTCCTTCACCTTGGTGATTTTTTTGATCGCCGCAAGTACATAAACATCAACATCCTGTCTGAAACTCGTAAAAAGATCCTCGCCCCAATGCAAGAGCAAGGGATTCATATGGATCTCATTCTCGGGAACCATGATTGTTATTTCAAGAACACAAATGCCGTGAATGCTCCTCGGGAGATGTTTTCTTGTTTTGATAACATCAATGTGATCGAAAAGCCGGTAATCAATGATTATGACGGGTATTGCATCGGAATGATGCCTTGGATCACCAAGGAAAATGTGGAAGAGTCCAAGAAGTTCATCAAGGAAGCGGCATGCAGAACCCTTGCGGGTCACTTTGAAATAGACGGAAGAGAAGTTCTTCGGGGCATTCGCCATGAGGGGGGTATGCCCTCTACCTTGTTCAAGAAGTATGATATCGTGATGTCCGGACATTTCCACATCCGAAGTTACGAAGATAACATCTCATATTTTGGAACACCATATCAATTGTACATGAGCGACCTGAACGAACAGAAGGGGTTCCATGTGCTGGATACATCAACTGGCGAAATAGAATTTGTGGAAAACCCCAAACAGATGTTCAGGCAATATGTGTACGATGACAGCGGCAAGAATAAGGAATCTATTCTGGCTGCAGACTATTCAGATGCAAAAAATTGCTTCGTGAAGATATTTGTCAAGCAAAAGAAGCATCCATCGGTTTTGGATCAGATGATGGAAAAGTTGTATAATGTCGGTGTTTATGGTATCACCATAGCAGAGGATAATTATGAAGAGGAATCCACCCAAACAGAAGTGGACCTTTCTCAAGACACATTTAGCCTGATCAGCACTGAAATTGACACCATGGAATTAGCACAGGACAAGAATAAACTGAAGTCCTTGATCAAGGACATATTCATCGAGAGCCAGCACAGATGATTACATTCAAAAAAGTCCGTTTCAAGAATTTTGGGTCTTTCGGGAACACATTCACAGAACTTGAACTCGACAAAAAACCAAGTGTTCTGGTGTGTGGTAGCAACGGCAATGGCAAGTCTTTTGCCTTGCTCGACAGCATTACATTCGCACTTTTCGGGAAACCGTTTCGAAACATCAATATCCCCCAACTTGTAAACACGATAAACAAGAAGGAGTGTCTTGTTGAATTGGAATTGGAAATTAATAAAGTCCCGTATCTGATCCGCAGAGGATTGTCTCCCAAAGTGTTTGAAATATATGAAAACGGGACTCTGATCAACCAATCATCCAAGACCAAGGATTATCAGGAACATCTGGAGAATAATATTCTTCACATGACCTATAAATCGTTCACCCAAGTCGTAATCTTGGGTAAAGCATCCTTCATTCCGTTCATGCAGTTGACGGCAGCAGACAGGCGTGCTGTCATCGAGAACATTCTGGATATCGGTGTGTTCTCCGAGATGAATGTTGTCCTGAAGGAAAAGATCTCTCAGATGAAGACTCGCCATCAGACTCTGGAGAGTAAGATTGAAGTCCTTAAGGAAAAGGAAAGACTCCTTGTCAACTATATCAACAACATCAAAAAGAAGAATGAAGAGGATATGCAGGGAGTCGAAGACAGGATCAAGGAAGTCCATGTCCTGCTCAAGGGTGTATATGAGGACAGAGAAAAACTGAAGAAAGAACTGGATGATCTGAAAACCCAATCCAAAGACACCGGGATAATACAAAAATCACTGAATAAATTGCATGGAATCGAGGGACAGATTTCCGAGAATGTCACGCGATTGTCAGACCAGATCAAGTTTTTCAACGACACGCAAGTGTGCAATGTTTGTTCTCAGGACATCTCCGACAAGACAAAGCATACTTGCATTTCGAATAACACCAAAAAAATCGAGGAACTCAAGGAAGGTATGGAAAAGCTGAAAGAGAACATTCAGAACCATACCAATGATCTTGAGGCAGCAAAAGAAATTGAAAATAAAATTCGATCCATTGAACTGAAGATTGCGACTTTGGATTCTAGATATGATGGAATCCGAAAGGAACAAGATGAGCTTTATAAGAAAGTCAACAACCCACCAAAGGATGACTCTGAGGAAGAGAGGAAGAATTTGGAGAAGGTTGTTGCAGAAAAGACAAAACTCACCAATGAAATCAAACGAATCATTGAAGATGGACAATATTATGAAGTCATCGGAGGACTCCTCAAGGACTCAGGAATAAAGGCAAAGATAATCAAGCATTACTTGCCGATCATCAACAAACTGATCAACAAGTATCTTTCCGCCATGGATTTCTTTGTCAAATTCAATCTGGATGAGGAATTCAAGGAATCCATCAAGAGCAGACACCGGGATGATTTCTCCTATGAGAGTTTCAGTGAGGGAGAAAAGATGAGAATAGACCTGAGCCTTCTCCTCTGTTGGAGAGAAATTGCTCGCATGAAGAACAGCGTTTCTTGTAATCTCTTGATTCTGGACGAGGTATTTGATTCCTCGTTGGATTCAGGGGGAACAGAGGAATTCATGAAGCTTTTAAAATCATTGGGGACAAATTCAAACATTTTCATCATCAGCCACAAGACGGATCAACTGATAGATAAGTTCCCAAATATTCTCACCTTTGAGAAGAAAAATAATTTCAGCAAAATGATAGCCACCGGATAAATAGTAAATATGGCAGCATCTTATGTAAATTTTGTCGGGAGATGGAGAGCCTACGATGTGAATGGAAGGCAGATTACCTATAACACGGGTGATCTTGTGATATTCACAGATAATGATGGATCAGAATCGACTTACATGGCAGTCGGACAAACAACCAGAACTCCCCTGTCTGGAGTGAATGGCGGATGGCTTGTCATGGGATCAGGTGCGATTTCAGGAGCAACAGGCGGTACAGGCGGAAGAATTAGCCTGACTTATGCATCATCCCCTCCTGCTTCCCCACAAGTGGCAGACCAATGGTTCAATAGCTCATCTGGTAGATTTTTCATCTACATGAATGACGGCGACTCAAACCAATGGGTTGAAATTGCAAGCATCGGCGAAAGAGGACCAAAGGGAGACACTGGACCTGCCGGTGGAATGCAATTTACATACGGGAACACCTATCCAACAAGCCCCACTCCCGGAGATAAATGGTTTGATACCGTGAGTGGAAGAGAATTCACATATGTTTATGATGGCGACTCGTATCAGTGGGTGGAAACATTCTGACTTGACTGTTGGTTGATTTGTGGTACAATGAGGTTACTATGTCAAAGAACATGAAAGATAATTGGAATAATGATGATCGAGATCGCAAGCGAAGCCAAAAATCAGCGAATCGCAAAAAGAACAAGGGTCAAAGACACCATGTTCGTGATATAATGAACGATCTCAAAAATGAGAATGATCCGGAGGCGTATCTGGATTATGCGGACGAGATGATGGAGGATTATTAATTATGACTAAGACCGGAATTACAATCAGCAAAACCACTCTTGGAATTCTCAAGAATTTCTCGGGAATCAATTCAAATCTTCTTGTGAAGCCCGGAAACAAGATCTCAACCATCACTCCCGGTAAGAACATGATGGCAGAAGCGATTGTCGAGGAAACTTTCGATGTCGAGTTTGGCATTTGGGATCTGAACAAGTTCCTTGGGGTGCTTTCGCTTTTCAGCGACCCTGTTCTTGAATTCTATGAGAAGTATGTCGAAATTCAAGGACCCGACTCAAAGGTGAAGTTCTTCTATTCGGAGCCCAAGCTTCTTACAGTTCCAACCAAGTCTGTGAAGATGCCCGAGACGGTATCCGTCTTTACAATTTATCAAGACACCTTCACGCAAATGATGAAGGCTTCTTCAGTCCTTCAGCTTCCACAGATCACTTTTATCAGTGCAGAAAACGGTCTTTCTGCCAAGCTACACGACGAGGAAGATGCAACCTCAAACAACTACACGGTGAATCTGGCTGATGCTGATGCCGAATTCGAAGTGACTTTTGATATGGAACATCTTCGTCTTCTCCCCGGGGATTATGAAGTCACTGTGTCTCAAGGACCTGTCGTGCAGTTCAAGAACCTTTCTGTTGATCTTACCTACTGGATCGCAGTCAAGAGCTAATCATGAATCAAATCAATCTCTTCGTAGAAAAATATCGTCCCAAGACGGTTGAGGAGTGCATTCTCCCGGAAAGCATCAAAAAGACTTTCCGGGAGATTGTCAAATCCGGTGAACCGCAAAATCTCCTGCTTGCAGGTAAAGCGGGAACAGGAAAGACCAGTGTTGCCAAGGCTCTGTGCTCAGACCTTGATTGTGATTACATCATGATCAATTGCTCTGAGGATGGTAACATTGACACTCTCCGAAACAAGATTCGTACCTTTGCAAGTACAGTCTCCTTGAATGAACGACCGAAGGTTGTCATTCTGGACGAGTTCGATT